GCTCTTGTGAAGACCGTCGTGTAATGGCGGTAGAGAGTACTTCTCTCTTTTAACTTTGTGGCGTTAGATTACTTTTAACGCTAAACTTTTAACGATACAGCTTAAGCTACTAGGACTGCTTCCTAGGACATTTACGGTACGCTTCGTTTCAATGAATACGCGCTCGTTCGTAAATGTCCCCCTTTTAAACGTAGAGGGGACACCGCGGTGTTATAGTCTTAATAACCTGACTAATTAAACCAAGTAGGAACTTTATTTACAGTTAAAGTATATCCCCAAATAGCCGGCGAAGTGTTTAAGGGCCAATACATCGTAGCGCCAGGATTGTTAACCTGAACAACGTATAACCAAACATTCTGCTGACCATAAACGCCATTGCTATTATAGTTTCTAATTTCTATCATATTGGAATAAACAGGGGAACCCAACGTAGTTGAGTTCTGACCGTTGTTACTATAAGTAACATAAAAAGTTCCAACACATAGAAACGTCAAACCAGAAAAATTCGCAATACCGGTTAATTTGATTAAGGGACTAGAACCTGCGACAGGATCAGGGGTTTCTCGAACGGAGACGCCGTTAGGCGCTGATTCTCCAGCTTGTTCAAAATCAACCTGAGAGGTATTCAATACACTCTTCTTACTAAAAGAAATGTCGTAAGAGATCCATAATTCACCTAAGGAAACACTAGTAGAACTGCAACCAACTGTGGCTATTTGAAAATTTCCAAGCGTGCTAAACTGTAAAGGAGTGGCAGTATTAGTGCCTACATACAACAGTTCAACAGGACGCATTTTAGGATCACATTCAACACCATGCATAGCTGAATTGCTCGGTTTTGTAGAATTGGCGAAATCCGCATTCTCCATAGTTTGTTTATTAGAAAACTGTGGATTAAGTGGATTATAATCGGTGGCCATGATAACTGTACCAAGGGCTTGGGAAACACCATTATACTCAGAAGACGTACTAACAAATTCAAAGACGATTCCATGCGGGTACCATTGCTCATATAACGTAGCAATAGTAGATAACCACGGAAACATGGAAGGACTAGAAGGATTAATAGCGTGAAAATCATTATTAAACGCTCCTACCGTAAAAGCGGCAGAAGTAATTTCGCCGATATATTCACGTTCTTTGAATCGAATCATCTGTTTTGAGTAAAATTGTGGCATGGGTTCCGCTGCGCCTTTAATTAAAGAATTCGATGATATTTGATAATCTCCAAATCCAGTAATAGCTGACAGCTTACTACCTAAATTCTTCCCAAGTTTGGAGTTACCGAAGAAACCACCAACTGAAGAGCCAACATTCTCTAGAACACCCTTAACCGAGGGTATCTTGTTATTAATACGGTCTAATTTTGCTGATAAAGCAGCTATCTCTGAAGAAGAGTTCGTTGCTTTAGGCACGGTCACTTTAGATTTGACCTTTGTTCTTGGTTTCTTAGCTTTCTTGCTAGGAGGATTCACTTTTGGCATGCTCGTAATATTTAAACTACCCTGAGCAGTGAAGCGGGTAGTAATACATCAACTAGCACTGTTCTTCAACCGGGGCATTAAGCAACAACAACTCCTTATAATGGGAGTATTCAGGATGAAATCGGAAATTTAACCTGAAAGCTACTAATTTTTCTTCCCAGGAAGATTGATCGTACATCATATTGACAAAAGATTTTGAGATGTTTTCTTGGTACGAACCATTCTCAGTGAAAACGGTAGAGCAAAAATTGAAACTCGTCTCTTGAACTACAAAATCGGTTATAACATAACCGAAAGCTTTGTAAATCTCCGATGCGTACGGATTACTATCCATATTGTCATCACCAGCAGAAAAGACAAAGCGAAGTTTGAGAGAGAGGGATTTTGAAACTCTATAAGACAGTAAACTGCGCTTATTAGAATTACCAGAAAACGTAATATAACCACCAGAAGTTACTAAACCTAATACAGTGACAAATAAATTGCCACATTCAGTTTGCATGACACGATGTAACTCGCAGAAAAACAAACCCATAAGGTAATAAACATAACTAGCATCGGCTATTATATTAAAATCTAAATCAACAAGACCTAAAGAATATAACCATCTAGAAAAATCGGACCAGAAAGAAACTACATCATTGGCGTATTCCCAACCTTGAACATCGGATGATGACAAAGGAGCATTACTCTTAAACTTATCATAAAGTTTCATGGTTTCGGCTTGAGTGTTTAAATCTAAGGCCACAGCAGTATTGGTATCAGTACTACGTTGCTCTTGAATGACAGGGTTCATAAGACCGAGTCGAGCATTTGTGTTCATAACTGAAGAAACCATACATACTAATCGTGGAACTTTACCAACAACTCTAGGTTCTGGCTTTACTTTAAGTAACACAGGGTCTGTATACCCATTACTTAACAACCATACACAAATTGAATCATCAAGAACGACATCTTCATCATAACCTAACATTGAGTAAAACAATTCTTCATCACTATATCGGAGCCCCCACAAATGTTCCCCTAAATCAATAAACTTTCTAGCACGTGAATTAACAACGTGTTGAAACTCAGCTGTAATAGCTGAAATACCAGCATTAGTAGTATATTTATATCGTAAAGGTGAACCAGGAGATTTCGTAGGATCTAATTGTTCTTGCAAGTATTGTAAGACATGTTCCTTAACATCACCATCATGATTGAAAAACGTCGCAAAACGTTCTTCATGAACATAAATATGTTCTTTCAAGTAATCTTTAAGTACTTCATCTTTCCAAAACGGAGGGAGCTTAACTCTCTCTTCTTGCGGAACTCGTCTATTTAGGTTCCTTGTGAAGATTGCGATGTCTGGATCGTCTGTAGGAGCGCAGCGTTCTCGCTTTTCAACTTTTGCACTTCGTCCTTCATTCGTTTCGCTCTTCCTTTCCTCGTTCTCTTTGCTTGAGTAGGTTGACCAGTACCAACCAGAACAGACTGATTTTGCACCTGCTGTTGCGCAGGAGGTAACTGGGTACTTAACGGTACTTTGGACTGAGCTTGAACCGACGATTCTAATATCACGGTGGATTGAATAGGATTCTGGGTAGAAACGTAAGGAGGCTGGGTTACCGAAAGGGAGGGTAGCCCAGCTCTTAAAGTGTTCACAGAACCTGCTAAACCGTTCACGTACGCAGGTAAACCTTTCAGCAACGCTAAATCGTACGTCAGTTGATGAGCAACCTGACGGCTTGCTCGTTGTTCTGATCTCACTTCTTCCTTGAAATTCTTGAGACTGTTCAAAATCTCCACCAAAGGTTCTTCTTGAATCTTCTTCATCTCTGGTTTTGGCGAGACCAGGGAACTCGACTCGTTTAAAAGGTTCTCTTGTCTTTGCCTTTTAATTTCCTCTTCAGGAGTAGGTAAAATATTGAGAGGTTGTGGAACCCTATTTTGTCTAGGATCGGATTGAGCTTCTCTATACTTAACCTTCGAGTGCTGCACAAAAGCATCAAAAGTCATGTCACTATTAGGATTGGCATCCAGCCATAATTCATAACTATCGAACTGCTTATCAACTGCTGCGAGAACGCTAGCTTTACGCCTACGTCTTTCTTCACTAACAGCTAATTTCTCTTTAACGATTTCTTGAGAAAAACCAAGAAACGAACCTTTATCTACTTTGTCCATCAAGACAGTAGGTTGTATGTCCGCAATCAAGCGAACATCATAGCCTTTGTCGAAGACTCTTGATAAAAGTACACTGGTTTCTTGGACTCGTACGGAGGTTTTCGGATCCTTAATACAGGACGCAAAAGAACTCGCACAAGCAACATCCATAAAATTCCATTTACTAGAGTATGTGCATTTCATATCGAAAGGATTCTCTTTCCTGTACATCGGGAAAGAATCCATACCTTGGCTAAAGGATCGACCACCAAACTTACTGAGATCTAAATCGCCATTACGGTCAACTTCATCTTCTTCAGATTCTTGTTTGATGAGAAAGATTTTCTTTTCAAACCTTTCATACACACCTTTAACCCGGGGATCATTCTTATGAAAACCTTGAACTACTGTTAAATCATAAATTTCTTCATGCATTTCTTGCTCAGCATTTCTTAATTTCTTGCTTTTCCAGGGTACGCCTTGAGCGTCTATCTCGCGGGAAATGTTTCGAACGTTAGGAAAATTGCCACCATAATCTCTTATGTAGGCAGGATCTGTCGTGTCAGCCATACCAAGCATTACTGCATGTTGATGACGTTCATACGGAGTAGCATTTTGCAAATTTGCATTACTGACTAATTCGGATTCTTTCGCTATAATCTTTCGAAAATCTTTGAAATAATCCTTGACTAAACTTTCAGGGATTTTTCCTTTGGGTAATAAGTAAGGGAGAAGTAAGGATATTGCACGGCAATAATTAAGGTTGAGATCAACGCGAGCACCGCAGTGAACTGCGACGACACGATTATCTTGAATAAGTCTAGCACCAGAATCACCTGGAACAGACGAATAATCACCATAAAATTCTAAACCTGTATCTTTACGTTCCAATTCTAAACTGCCATAACTTTGATGCAACTCTTCCATACAAGACTCTAAGATTACTGGCTTATTTAAATCTAAATAACCAACTTTCATCGAAGTCACACCTAGGACAGATTTCTCATCATTAGAGATACCGCACGCAACAACGTCGTCTGCCAGTGTAATGAACTGTTTCTCAGTAATATTGAGAATTTGCTTAGTTTTAGTACCATGCAAATAGAAACTATTTGTTTCTGTTAATTCATTATCAATAACATGACGTGCCGTCAGCATGTAGTATTGATGAGGAGAGTCCCCTGGGTAAGAAGGGTTATCAACAATAGTGGCTTGGCCACTAAGGCGATAAGAATTTTCAACCTTTACGACTACCGTAAGGGATTTGTTGAGATTAGGTCGAACGACTTTCATTCGACGATTAGCAGATAACATTTCAGGAACTCTGCTCTTAATATTTCTAACTCCATTTTCTAACAACGTTACTTGTAAAGAAGGGGCGATATCAAAGTAGATATCAACAACAGGCTTGAAGTTGTAATTTAAATACAACAATAACTTGTAATAAAAATAAAAAGAGATTAAAACTATAACTTCTAAAATAATAACGAAAGCATTCTCATTAACAACATCACCCAGATAAGTTGTATTTGGAGTGAAAAATTGAAAAGATGTATTATTAGTATTAAAATCAACTGACTCAATGCCTGTTGCACTGTAGGATTGAAACAACATAAATGTCGTTAAACCGTGATAAAAATAAAAATGACACATAATGGAACACATATTCATGATCATATTGGATGATGTAGAAAAATCGTTAGAAGGTGTAAACAACTGAACGATTTTTCCAGTCTTGGTTTGAATTTCGCCGTTTTGGTGAATAGTGACTGAATAGGCTAGCAGGTGATAAAACACTGCTAACATCATAACGACTAACATGAAATACTCAAAAGAGCAATAGAATTCATTATTAGCACAAACGTCTTTCTTGTAATTGCTCAACGCAAAGGTGACAACACTCTTATAAACCATATTGGAATAACTTCGAATGAAGTATCCTACAACGGTAAAGAAATTGACACACAACACGTGAGAGGAAACGCCGGTTACCTTAGCAACTAGCATGACGCACGGAACAATAAAACTTACTAAAACAAAAACTTTCATGAAAACACTAAAGCATAGAAACTTCAAAACTGCTGTAGTCAGCCATAAAATGGCTGAGAAAAACAATGGTAAAATCATTTTGACTGGGATTCTTTATTTAAAAAGGATTTGCGCTTAAAGGGTGGTAGGATTTGCC